TGCCTCGTGGAAGAGGGGCACGGGCCGCCGAGTAGGGGTGGCTTACGCCGCGGTGATCTCGATGATCGAGAAGGCCTGGGGGTAGCCGATGCCGAACGCGCGACGCGCTCGCATCTTGACGATGGTCTCGTCGGTCAGGGCGGAGAGGCCGTCCTTCCCGTCGATGATGACCGACTCGGGGCCCGAGCGGTCGCCGACGATCATGAGGTCGCGGTTCCCGAAGACGATCAGCGGGTTGCCGGTCGGGGCCTTCGTGGCGACGGCCGAGGTGCGAGCACCGCGGGACCACTTCACCGGCGAGCCCCAGAGGGTCTCGGGGGTGGAGTCGGCGGCCGAGCCGGGCTGGTAGATCAGGCGGCCCTGGTCGTCCTTCATCTTGCGGAGGACCCGCTTCACGGCGGGGTGCGCGATGATGAAGGAGTTCGAGTCGTCGTAGTAGTCGCCCTCCTCGACGATGCCCGCGCCGTCGACCAGGTGGTCGTACTTCAGCGGGCCGGCGGTCTTGACGATGTTCGCGTTCGCCACGTAGCCCGTGGTCGCGTCCGCCGTGGCGAGGGCCCGGTAGATCGAGGTGAAGGGGACGCCGGCGCCGACCGCGGCGGTGACGCCGAGACAGGCGTTGTCGAACAGCTTCGCGTAGGACGACGCCCAGCTCGCCTTCTTCGTGTCGACGAAGTTCGTCGGCGAGTCGTCGAGGTCTTCCTCGGCGACGCGGATCGCCTTGCCGAACTTGAACGCCTTCAGCTCGATGTCGTCGTTCGTCGAGTTGTCCTCGCCGTAGGCCGAGCCCTTGGCGACGATCTCGACGTCGACGTCGCCCGAGCGGTTGAACGACTTGATGTTGTACTTCATCGGCTCGTGTCGAGCGAGCGCCTCGACCGCGGAGGTCTGGGCGATCGTGGTCATGACCTTCGAGGACTTCTCCTCGGTCATCCAACCTTCGAGGCTTGCGCGTGCCATTGTGGCTCCTTGTGATGGGGGGTCGATTCTGACTGGTGCCCATCACGGGCGGGGCGCTGGTGCGCGATGGAGTCGAGCCTATATCACGAAGGCCCCGACCGTGGGGATTCGGTCGGGGCCTTCGTCGCGGGGCACTTGCAGGGCGACGCGGGAGAGAGTCTAGCTCCTCCGACGCCTCGCCTCGATCGCGGCGAGCTGGCGCTCGGTCGTGGTCTTCGGCTCGCCCTTCGTCCGGCGGCTCTCGGAGCCCGAGCGGTCCCGGCCGCCGTCGATCCCGCGGCGCGTGGTCTTCTTCGCAAAGAGCGCGGGATTCTTCCGGCGGAAGGCCTTCACGACCTCGTCGATCCCGACGACCTCGTCGTCGTCGTCGAGTTCGAGGTCGTCGAGATCGTCGTCCGAGAAGAGGCGGAGCGCGGCGCCGGCGTCGACCCCGACCAGTCCTGCACTGGTCAGCTTCGAGCGGAGCGTCGAGCGGATGACCTTCCGGTCCGCCTCCTCCTTCGCCTCGGCCTTGGCCTGGGCCTTCACGGCCTCGACGTCGACCGCGGGCTCCTTGTCGTCGCCCTCCTTCTTCGCCGTGCCGCCCTTCGCGAGCTGGGCGCGGAGGCGCTCGACCTCGGCCTCGGCCTCCCGCCGGCGCTTGCGCTGGCGACCGCCGCCCGAGTTCGCCTTCGTCAGCGCGAGGCGGGCGTTCTTCAGGTCCCGGCGCAGCTCTGCCGGCGACTTGCCCTTGTCGTCGTCGTCCTCGTCGTCGTCGTCGTCGTCGTCGTCGTCGTCGTCGTCGTCGTCGTCCTCGTCCTCGTCGTCCTCGTCGTCGTCCTCGTCCTCGTCGTCGTCGGGCTCGGCCTTCGACTTGGCGAAGTGCTGGGCCTCCTCCTGGGCGTACCAGGGCGCGAAGCCGGGGATCGTCAGGGGGGTGTCATCGGTTCCCATCACGGGGTGTCTCCTTCGGTTGGGGCGCGGGGTGCGCCGGCCTCGATGGTACCAACGACAAGGCCCCCCGTCCCGAGGACGAGGGGCCGAGCCGATCAGGCATGCCGGATCAGTACGCGCGGTTCAGCGTCCGCGCGATCGCCTTGTAGCTCTCGCGGCCGAGGGCTCCGTCGTCGGGGCCGGCGTAGCCACCCTGGCGCGCCCAGCGCTGGAGGGCGGCCCAGGTCTTCGGCCCGGGGGCGCCGTCGATCGGGCCCGAGTAGCCGTAATCGCGGAGCGCGCGCTGGACGGCCGACCAGGTCGCGGGGCCGGGCTTCCCGTCGAGGGGCCCCGAGTAGCCCCAATCCTTCGCCCAGCGCTGAACCAGGGAGTAGAAGATCGCGCCGGGGATGCCGTCGGTCTCGGTGGCGGTGTACATGCCGCCGTCGGCGTTGTGGCTGGCCGGGGCGGAGTGGGCGGCGATGTACTCCAGCGGGTCGACCGTCTTCCCCGAGAAGAGGGACTCATAGGTCGGGCCGATGGTGTAGTGCATGTGCCGGCCACGGGCCGCGGAGCCGGTCGCGCCGATCAGACCGAAGGCGCCGAGGAGCCCGACGCGCTGGCCGCGCTTCACGCCCGCGAGGCTCGCGCCGTGGGCGTAGCCCGAGAACATGCCGTCGGCGTGCTCGATCCGCGCGCAATTCCCGAGGATGCTCGACCACTGTCCATTGTCGGCGAAGACGCCCTCGGCGACGGAGAGGAAGGGGAGGCCACCGGGGGCGGTGTCCTGGCCGCGGTGGGCAGAGGCGCGGCCTTCGGTCGCCCCCCAGCGGTCGCCGCGGGTGGCGGGGTAGGGCTCGGCGTACGTGGTATAGGTCATGGCGGCATCTTACCCCCGACCCACGACGGGGCCCCGAGCCGTAGCCCGAGGCCCCGAAGCGCTTAGCCCGGCTTGCCCGATTAGCTGTAGGTCGAGAAGATGAGCGAGTCGAGCTGATAGGCCGTCGTGTTCTGGGTCGAGGTGAAGGCGGCCGTCGTGTTGGTCGTGATCTTCGTCGTGGTCGAGTCGATGTAGACCGGGCCGGCGACCCCGTCCAGGGAGCACTGGAGAGCGACGGTCCCGTCGGAGAGATCGACCACGTCGACCCAGACCGTGTGCCAGTCCGCCCAGGTCGAGCCCGAGGCGAAGCTCAGCGCGGAGCCGAGCGACTGGGCCCCGCCGTTCGTTACTCGCTTCGTGAGCTGGACCGTGCCGGTCGTCGTGATCGCCGCCCGGTAGGTGCCGACGGTCGTCGTCGCGAGCGAGTCGCGGCGGACGTCGAGCCACACTCCGCCGCCGGCCAGGTTGCGGATGATCGCCTGGAGTCGCATCCCGGTAACGCCGAGGCTCAGGCCGAAGGTCTCGACCGCGGCCCTCGTCGTGCCGGGCTGGAGGTAGCCGGCGCCGTCGATGCGGAAGGCGCCGCCGCCGGGCGACGAGAGGGCCGTCGAGAGACCGCCGAGCGCGGCGTCGGTCGAGCGGCCGGCGATCGTCGTCGTGCTCGCTCCGCTGAAGCCGTCCGAGGTGACGACTCGAAGGGTCGGGCCGGTCGGCGGTGTGGTCCCGCCGCCGCCTCCCGAGGAGACCGTGGCCGGCGTCGGGATCGAGTAGAGGCGGACCAGCTCGGAGGCCATGAAGGCGTGGCCCCGGTTGGTCTGGTGGACGTCGTCGACGCTGGAGATCAGGTCCCACGGGTCGTAAGCCGAGCCCGAGGCGGGGACGCCGTTCGCCTGGTAGATCGCCGACAGGTCGATGAAGGCGACGTTGGCGACGTTCTCCAGGGCCAGCTCCCGCATGGCCGCGATGTACGACGGCCACGGCGCCTGAGGAGCGGTGCGGCCATTGACGGGGTTCACGGTCGAGTCGATGCGGCCGTACGTCCCGATGAGCGCGACGACCACGGGCTTCCCCGCGGCGGCGAATTGGGCGAGTGTGTAGTTCACCGCGTCACGGAGAAACGACTTGAACTCGGCGACGGTGTTCCCGCGACTCCAGTCGTTCGATCCCACCATGTACTGAGCGAGCGCGATCCCCGAGGCCGAGGCCTGGGCGACCATCTTCGCGACGTCGGTCGTCGAGATGAAGTCCGCCGAGGTCGTCGAGCCGCGGCCGAAGTTCACGCCCTGGACGCCGGGACCGAGGGCGGTCGCCGAGGTGTCCGCGGCCATCTTCGTCGAGGGCTGGGCGGCTCCCGAGGTCAGGGGGTAGCCCGCCTGGACGGCGGCGACGAAGCGGTCGAAGTAACGGTTGGCGGCCGACGTCGCGAGCGACCCGGCGGTCGTCGAGGAGCCGGCGCCGAAGATCGGGCATGCGGCGGTGTCCCGGCTCCCGAGGCCGCCTCTCCAGCGGGCCAGGGCGTAGGTGACATCGTAGGTCGGCTGGACGAGGGAGCCCTCGGCGGCGAGGCGCGCTTCGAGCCGCTGGGCGGCGGCGGCGGCCTGGGTCGCGGAGCCGGCGGCCGAGTTCGAGAAGGCGGAGGCGGAGGCGGCGGCGGCCTCCGCCTTGGCCCGGTCCTCGTAGCTGACCAGCACGATGACGCCGGGCTGGGGGACCGCGCCGACCGCCTGGGAGAGGTCGATCGTCTGGCCGGCCTTGGCCTCGATGTAGACCTCGGGGATGACCGAGTCGGCGCCCTCCAGGTAGTAGCGGACGCGCCACGTCGTCTTCGCCGGCGCCACGTTCGGGGCGTCGTAGGTGGCGAAGATGCGGACGGCCGCGCCGTTGTCTCCGCCGGTCAGCACGCCGTCTCGGATGCGGAGGCGCGCCTCCTTCAGGATGAGCGTCTGGCCGGCGCCGCCGCCGGGCGGGGTCAGGGTGACGTACCCGACCATCGGCGTGATGACGACCGTCCCGGTCGCGTTCGCGATGTCGGGGTTCGCGTTCGAGTCCGCGCCGTCGGGCGAGACCTCCAGCACGTTCCACACCAGGGAGGTGTAGGGGAGGACGGGGTCAGCCATGCGAGATTCCTTCGAGTCGAGTCGAGGCGATCCTAGCCGTTGGGCACGGTTCGAGAGGGGAAGCGGCCCTCTCGGACGGCGGCCTTCGCGGCGGCCTTCACGCTGGCCGGCGCCGTCACTCCCGAGGCCAGGAGTCGCTGAGCGGCGACGACTCGGGCCGCCTCCGACTCCGACTCCAGGGACCAGCCGCGGAGGATCGAGCGGTCAGCTTCCCGGCGCAGCGCCGCCGCGTAGCTCGGATGGTTCAGCGGTTCGAGGTGGCATCGACAGTTCGGATGCCGGGGCGGAGCGTCGAGCGTGACAGGCGGCTTCGAGAGCGGGGCGGCGGCATAGGTGTCCTGCCAGTCGAACTCGTCGCCCGAGTCGGCGACCACGCCCGAGAGCTTCAGGCAGTGCTGGCATGCGTCGCGCTCTCCGACCCAGACGACGGGGAGCTTCGCCCGCTTCGCGCTCGCGAGCGTGCCTTCGTTCATCGCTCGGTTAGCCGCCCAGGTGAGCGCCGCCTTCGTGTCGTTGCGGGCTCGGCTCAGCGGGGCGACGATCGCGACGTCGTCGGCGCCGGCGGAGGCGAGCCGGCGGGCGGTGCGGACGGCGTCGGCGATCTTCTCGTCGAGGCCGACCAGGGCGCCCCGAGCGGCCCCGGTACGGTTCGCGACCTTGGCCGCGGCCTTCTCGTCCTTCGCCTTGAACTCGGCCCCGATCGCCGTCGACCCGCGCTCGACCCCGAGGTCGACGGCGTCGGCGAGCGCGACCGCGGCGAGGCCCTCGACCTCGGGCGCGAGCATCGAGAGGACGAGGGCGCGGATGCCGGGGCCGCCGGCCGCGAGGATCGCGCGAAGCTCGTCGACCTGGTCGAGCCACTCGCCGGCCGAGAGCGCGACGAGGCGTTGCTCCAGGGAGAGCGCGTCGTCCTGCCACGCGGCCGAGCGCGCCGCGGCGACGGCCGGCTTCGCGACCGGGAGCGGCTTCGCGCCCGCCGCGTCGAGAGCCTTCGCCGCCTCGTGCTGGGGCGACCCGGTCCCGAACATGCGGGCCGCGGCGTCAGTCCGAGAGATGTAGTCGGGCATGCCGGATTACTCGGTCTCGACCTGAGCCGCGGCGAAGAGGTCGGGGAGGAGGGCGACGACCTGGGAGCGGTCGATCGTCCCGAGGGTGACGGCGTTCCCGATCTTCGCCAGGGACTCGGCGAGAGCGGAGAGGCCGGCGGGGGTGTAGGCCGGCGCGCCCTCGGGGTACCACTCGGCGATGGTCTCGGCGTCGTAGCCCGCCTCGGCGAGCGCCACGCGGACCGGGACGCCGTTCGCGATCTTCGAGCCGACGACCGTCCAGGAGTCGGAGTCGGAGGCGACCTCGGCGGTCTGCCAGGAGACCTTGACGGCCTGGTCGGCCGAGCCGGTCATCGAGAGGACGAGGGAGAGGAGGCTCTCGATCGCCGAAGTGTTCTCCTCGGTGTACTCGCGGGCGTGGGCTTGGATCGGGGCGTCGGCGCGCTTGCGGGACTCGCCCGAGGGCTGGTCGCCCTTCAGGTCGAACTCATAGGCCGGGGTGTCGGTCAGGACGCCGATCGCCCGGATGTAGAACTCGGCCGGCGCAAGGAAGTTCTCGGCCGAGGGCGGGGTGAACTCCCCGACCTTCTCGATGTTCTGGAGGGTCGTGACGGTGCCGTTCGCGAAACGGAGCTTGGGCCGGCGGCTCCCGACCTCGACGTCCTCGTCGTCGTCGAAGTCCTCCCCGAGATCGGAGTCGGTGTCGGCCCTCTCCAGCGCGTAGCGGATGGGGAAGGCCTGGCCCTCGAAGTCGGACATCTGGGTGACGACGATTTTCGTGATCGCGTCCTGGGGGCCGTACGCCTTCAGGTGCGCCGGCACGCCGTGGCTCTCGCCGTTGTCGTCGTGCTTCAGGTGGAAGACGGGGAAGCGGCCCCAGGGGTTCGCAACGTCGCTCTCGGGCTCGTCGTCGTCGGCGTTCTCGAAGGAGTCGGCGTCGATGTAACGCTCGAACTCGTCGGCGTTGTAGTTGATCGCCTCCTTGTCCTTCGTGGTATCGGTGCGGGAGATGTACCGCTCGATCCGGTCGGGAAAGTAGAGGTTGGCCCGGGTCCGCTTCCCGACCCGGAAGGCCTTCACGAAGAAGAGGACGAGGCGGGGGTTCTCCTCGTCGTAGACCGCCCGCATCACGAGAGGGGAGTTGTAGTAAACATCGGGGGTCGCCAGCTCGTCGGCGTTCGCGCCGGGCCAGGCCACGAGGTAGGCATCGCCGTAGACCGCGGCCCACTTCAGGGCCGTCCTGATCTCGCGCTCGATCTTCGCCTCGTCGAGAGCGCGGGCCAGCTCGGCGGTCAGCGCCTCGGAGCCGACCACCTCGGCGCCACCGAAGGCGATCCGCTTTACCAGCTTGTCGACGGGGATCGCGGCGAAGTTCACCCGGAAGGAGTCGCCGACCGAGGCGATCAGTCCGTCGAGCGCCGAGCCGAAGAAGACCTCTCCGATCTTCCCGTCGTAAACGTCCTTCGCCTTCTCGTACGCCGGGCGCGACTTTTCGAGTTCGGAGAGTCCGCGAGCGAGAGGGGAGGCCATGCGCCGAGGGTACACGAAAGCCCCCGACCCGCTGGGGGTCGAGGGCTCGTGCGCCGATTCAAAGCTGGCCGGATGCGGCCGAGGCCACCCTACCAGGGCTCAGGCCTGGGCGGCCTCCGCCGCCTCGCGCTCCTCGCGGATGCGGCGCCAGCGGGCGATCTCGGCCAGGTTGCGGGCCTCCTCGCGGGCGAGGCGCTCGGCGCGCGCCTGGGCCTTCGCCTCGGCGGTGGCCGAGACCTTCGGGCTCTTGACGTTCGCGCACCGAGCGCAGAGGTTCGAGTCGGCCGCGTCGGTCGTGAAGAGGAGGCCCTGGCGACCCGCGCCCTGGCGAGCACCGCAGAGGGCGACGTTCGAGTCGAAGGCGCGAGCGCCGAGGAGGGCGATGGTACCGGACTTGGTGAGGTGCGTCTTGGTCATGGGTCCATAGTACACCTAATCCGGCACGGCGCAATAACGGGTTACCAGGTGTCGGGGGTCGGGAAGTCGCGGAGGTAGCGCTCGGCCGCGCCGGTGTTGAACGTGACGCCGAGCATTACCTCGGTCCCGTCGCTGGCGCGGCCGACGATGGTCGTCCCGTCGAGGCGGGCGTCGCCCGCGGCGAGGAGGCCGTCGAGGATCGGGGTCGTGCTGGTCATGGCTTCGTCTCCTGGTAGAGAGAGGGGGGGGGCGCCCCGGTCGAGGCGCCCCGGTCGGTGGGTCAGGCGGAGCGGGTGATCGCGACGATCTCGGCCTGTCGGTACTCGACCGAGCGGACGACGCCGTCGACGTCCAGCTCGACGAGGACGATCGGGCCGCGGCGCTCGGCCGAGCGGACGCGGCCGTCGAGGTCGAAGCTGGTCCGGCCTTCGATGAAGTCGCCGGCGCGGAGTTCGCGAGCGGCGGCGAGGAAGTAGGAGGAGGCGGTCGGGGCGGGGGTGCTGGTCGAGGTCATGGCTCTACCTTACACCTAATCCGGCATGGCGCAACAACGGGTTAGGCCCGCGCCACCGACGCCGGGACGATCTCGACGTACGCCCAGGCCTGGGCCTCCTGGGAGCGGAGGGCGCGCTCGGCCAGGTCGAGGCGGCCGGCCCAGGTGAGAACGTGCCACTCGGCGGGCTTCCTCGGGTCGAGCTGGGCGAGCACGGCCACCTGGGCGCGGGCGTCGTCGATCCACTGGCGGAGGCGGGCGACCGTCTCCTCGTAGATCGGGAGGCGCTGGGCGGGCGGGAGGCGGACCAGCTCGGCCAGGCGTCGCTCTAGCGCGAGTACCTCGTCGGCCGCCTCGGCTCGGGCGGTCGCGTTGGTCGATGCGACGAAGACGGCGTGGGAGTAGATGCGGGAGTACGAGTCGCGGGTGAAGGGCCGCCCGGCGGGCGATACGGCCGTGTGCCGGTTCACGAGAGGGCCACGAGGGAGAGCTCGGCCGGGTCCATCCGCACCGAGTAGGACGCGCCCTCGAACATCACGCCGATCTGGCCGCGGTTCGTGACGCCCGAGGTCGTCATCCCGACGATGCCGGTCGCGATCTCGCGGACCAGCACGCCCGGGAGGTTGGGGGCCGAGGCGGCGGCGACGGCGGCGATCATCGCGCGGTCGATCTCTTCGAGCGTGTGTCCGCGGCGGAGAAGCTCGGAGGTGGCGAGAGTGGCCTCGACCTCCTCGGGGCCGACGGTGTAGTCGATCAGGTCGGCGAAGCTCAGCTCGCCCAGGCGGGGGATGAGAACGGCGCGAGCGGCGAGACGAGCGGAGATGGAGAGCGTTGTCGTGGTCATGGGTCCAGAGTACACCTAATCCGGCACGGCGCAATAGCGGCCCGGCTCAGGCGTACCGGGCCACCGATCCACGAGCCGCCGGCCGCTTCTTCTTCCGCAGGAGGAAGGCGACGGCCGTCCCGACCGCGTCGACCATGTCATCGTTAGGCGCCTTCGGGAACGTGACCATCTGCTCCTCTAGGGAGTTCAGCCCGGGGGCGTGGAGGATGCGGCCGGCCTGGTAGTGGGTCAGCACGCGGGCCGCGCGGACCTCCTTCTTCTCGGTCTGGTGGACGACCTTCACCGGGACCGGGAGATCGTGGAGGATCGTCAGCCACACGTCACCGCCCTGGTTCGTCTCGATCAGCACGCCGCCGACCTCGTACTCCGCGATCTTCTCCAGCACGTACGCGCGAAGCCGGCTCGGGTCGAGGCGGACCCCGACGGCGAAGCGGACCGCGACCTTCCGCTCGCTCGGCGAGTAGGCCACGACCGCAACGCCGGTGAAGTCCGAGGAGGCCTTCGTCGTGACGGCCGGGTCGATCGAGAGGATGACCCGAGTCGCCGCGGCGACGTCGCCCTCGTGGAAGTCGTCGGCCGTCCAGTAGTCCCCATCGTTGCCTCGCGGGTCGTTCTGGAAGTTCTTCGCATAGGCCCTGGTGTGCCTGATCCGGCGCAGCTCCTCCAGGGGCCAGCGCGCCGGCCAGCACGAGCGCTCGGTCCCGTCGGCTCGGAGGACGATCGGCGGCG